GACTATTATAATTGCGAGGGATTTGATAAATGGCATACAGAAGATTCCGAAAGAATGTTTTATGATAATGAATAATTTGTATATTAGTTTTATAAATTAATAATAATGGCAAAGATTAAAGACAGCTCAACCAAGCTAGAGAAGAAGAAAGTTTCTCGTCCGGGTGTTCATGCTAAAGCAAAGACTAGCAAGTTGAAAAAAAGCAAGAACTACAAAAAAAGTTATAGAGCACAAGGTAGATAATAAATATTTTATATATTTGTTGTGTTCATAATGAATTAGTTAACGGTTAAAAACTATGAAAAAGCTCAGATCAAAAGTCTGGGCTTTTTTATTAGAAAAGTTTTTTATATTTGTGATATGGTATATATTTATAAACCAATCATGTGCAAGTTGCAAGCCATTCAGTTCAATGGGCAGAATGCAGATGAGATATTAGATCTTATTGGAAAGGATAATGCTTTCTATAGTAGAACTAATGGGTTATGGGTATTCTTACCATATGGTCATAAGAGAGTTCATACAGATGATTATGTCTTACTTACAGAAGATAAGACAATTAAGATATATGATCCTATAGATTTTACGAAAGAGTTTGAGCCTGTACCATGACCCAACAACAGTTGGACATATGGCACAAATTAACAACTGAGTCAGAATCTAACTTAGAAGCACGTATTAAATTTGATAAATATATGGAAGAACAAGTACAGTACGGCATTGAAGAAAAGAGATTGCCGAGTTTTGGAGAACAGTTAGTAGGATTAGATCCAGATGCACCTCATGCAGATGAGGATGTACAGAAAGTAAAAGAATTAATGGCACAAGTAGCAGAGATATTAAAACGTAGATATGCTACAGATGCTAAAGTACCAGTAAAGAGTTTGTTGTTTGATCATGCAGTAGGAGAGATTCTGAATGCTCAGATGACAGTAGTAAAAGTAATCACATTAAAATAAACCAATGAAACTACACGGAAAAAGAATACTAGTAAATAAACCTGAGGTAAAAGAATCAGCATTTGAATTGTCTGAAAAAGATAAAGCGTTGCTTGAAGCAGATATGAGAAGTAAGTGGACAGCACTTGAAATCTTTGCAGTAGGTTCAGATGTTGAGTTATTTGACAAAGGAGATAAGGTATATCTTCAGATGAATGCACTTAACACAGCAGAAGTAGTAGATATTGACGGGTCTCTTAAGCTTATGGTGCGAGAGCATGATATTGCTATCACATGGTAACTTTTAATAAAAAGTTAGAGCAAAAATATGAAAAAGTTATTTGCTCTAAAGAGGAGATCACTGGTACTCCACTTGACGTATCTAGTAGGATTATCATTGTTAATGATGCTACTAGACCAAGTCACTATGGTGGTAAAGATTCTGTCTACGAAGTTTTTAATGTACTAGAAGCTTGGGAATTAGATAAAGATTTCTATCTTGGTAATGTAATTAAGTATGTAGCTAGAGCCGGAAAGAAAAGTAGAACTACTGAAAAAGAAGATCTTCAGAAAGCTTTAGTATATTTACAAAGAAGAATAGACTCATTATGATCTGGTTGAAAATATTATTAGCGGCTTTTGCAGTAGGATGTATTGCAATGTTTTGGATTGTTATAAATGCTATGACAAGACCTATCTATAACAAAATGTACAATATGTATGTAGAGGATGAGAAAGGTCGTGCTATTGCTAATTATACTATAGCTGCCCTTATAATAGTTTCATTTCTACTTGGATATATGATAGGATAGCTTCTTCTTTAGTTATTCCTCTACCCTGTCACAGTCCCCGGTATTTTAACTGGGGATTTTTTGTTTAGTTAAATATTTTTTGTATATTATAATGTATACACAATATTTATAACCATGGACATTTTAAATTTTATTTCTTGGATTAAAGCTGGTAACTATAGAGTTACTCTTCCAACAGACGTTACTAACTTAATTGCAGTAGGTGCAAAAGATCCTTCTCGTGATGATGGATATCTTCCACTTGCTGTTAATGCAGCACCTTTGCAATCATTGTATAATCAGGGTTCTGCAACTCAAATTGATAGTGTTAATGACCCAGTAACCTTAAATACTTTAAATGGTGTAATCACAACATTTACTGATTCAATTCTTTCTGAAGCAACAAATGTTTTTACACTTATAAATTCAAATATATTATCTACATCAACAATACTTGTTAGTATGGAATATGGTGATGGAGCAGGTGATCCTGTTGTAAGAGTAAGTGATGTAGGTAATGGCTCTTGTAAAATTTTAATCTCAAATGTAGGTATTGATCAAACAGACGGCCCTATTAAAGTTCATTTTTTAATTATTGCGTAATGTTAAATAATCTTGTCAATTTTTTTAATCTAATTGCTACTAGAAAAGTTAGATCAACAGCAGGAAATGATGATCTAATTGCACTTGGTGTAAGAGATTCTAGAACACCTGGTGTATATCAACCATCAGCAATTAGAGTAGTAGATCTTCAATCTCAATTTGATGGTGCTGTACAAACTACTGGTTTGTTAATTGACTTTCAAATCCAGAAAGTTTTTAATACAGCATCTGCTCCAGCAACTGGTAACATTACTAATGATCTTACTAATGCTAAGTTAGGTATTGTACAAAAGATCTACCATAATAGTCTTATTGCACCGTCAATGCCAGCAGGTTGGGTATTAGTAGGTGGTGGTATTTATGTACCGGGTGTACTTAATATTATCTATGCTGAATGGTGTGGTGGAACAAGAGTAGAATACTGGGTTACACAATAACATCTAGGTTATGTCAAGAGCGTATCAATCATCCAGGTTAAAGATACCTGCAAAGCCGTTTATCTCAACATGGAATACGGCTACAACATATACTGGTTCTACAGCAAATAATCAGATTAGATTACCTCTTATTTCTACTGGTACATATAAGTTTACAGTTAATTGGGGTGATAGCACTTCAGATAATATTACTACTTGGAATCAAGCAGAAGTAACGCATACTTATGCTGCACCAGGAATATATACAGTTACTATTACTGGTTTTATTAAAGGATGGGACTTTTCAGGATTTGTTATATTACCAGCAACACCAAATAATGATAGAAGAAAACTTTTATCTGTAACACAATTTGGTTGTCTTGAAATTGTTACATATACCAGTTTAACAACCGCATCAGGAGCATTTTATGGATGCACAAATCTTAACTTAACTGCTGTTGTAGATCAACCTAATTTTAAAAATTGCACATCAACTGCAGGTTTTTTAAGAGAATGTGCTGCTATTACTACAGTAGCTAATGTTAATAAATGGGATGTTTCTAAAGTAGAATTCTTTAGATCTGTATTTCGTGAATCTCCTAATTTTAATGATAATGTAGGTAACTGGAATATGTCTAGAGCTACTAACATTGGTCAAATGTTCAGAGGAAGTGCTACAGTAGCTCCATATGGGACATTTAATAATGGTGGATCTAATACACTTAAAAATTGGGATTTAAAAAATAATACTGATTTAAATACTTTATTCTTTAATCAAAGATTTTTCAATCAAGAAGTTGGTACATGGGATACTTCAAATGTAATTGATATGCAATTTGTATTTGCTTCAGGAACTCCTATTGCTACCATTCCGTTATCTCCAGGAGTATTTACTAATGGTGGATCAGATTCAATTAAAAACTGGGATACATCTAAAGTAACTAATATGTCAGCAATGTTCCAATGGCAACAATCTTTTAATATTGATATATCTAATTGGGATACTGGAAAGGTTACAATAATGAATTTTATGTTTTGGTCAAATTATTTAGCACCTGGTAGTTTTAATAATGGTGGAAATCCTGGAATTGGTAATTGGAATACAAGTAATGTAACAACAATGGGTGCTATGTTTCATGGTAATAATAAATTTAATCAAAATGTTGGTGCATGGAATGTTTCTAAAGTTACTGACATGAATTATATGTTTGGTAGTAGTACACCAGTTCCTGTTCCATTAGTATTTAATAATGGTGGTTCATCATCTATTAATAGCTGGAATACTGGATTGGTAACAACTATGGGAAATATGTTTAGAAATAATCCAGCCTTTAATCAACAGATTGGTAGCTGGAACGTATCTAATGTTGTAACTTTTGCAAATTTTATGCAACCGCAAACTTCTGCAAACTATACTCCAGCAAATTATG